AACCATTTGGCTATCTCTCCTAAGTTTTTTAGATAGTCCTCGTCACGCATCAGCCTATCCCCTGTTCTGTTCTGGCTTTGTCTAGTTCTTCGGGTGTTACACCTACAAGGTTGCCCATATAACTGTTGGCACACGGGTAACAGAAGTTTCTGTCTGATATATACTCATAGTTGGGCACCCATATAGCGGTGCCACACTTGAAACATTCTGCTTCTAAGTTAGTCATTGATAGTCTCCTCTAGTTCTTGTCCGAACATTTGTTGCCAGCATTCAGGATGCGTGCCAGTTATTACCTGTTCACGGAGTGGTGCTGACATAGTCTTGAAAGAATCCTGAACATAATTGCCACGCAGATAGTGTAGCAATTCCTGTTCATCTACCATAATAGTTCCTGTCTTATGGCATACAGCGCAGCGCCGTGTCGCATATACAGTCATCATCTGCGGGCTGCCATTTCTATTTTTAATTTCCTTGCTGCGTTGTGGTATGCCTGCTCCCATTGATGGGCTTTGTATACAGCAATACCTGTCATAGTCATTGTAGATACCAGCGCTATGATGATTGCCAGTGTTGTCATATTATCTAAATACATAGTAGCCTCCTGTGAAAAGTAATGGACTCGTAGTGCTCTGTGTTAGTTACAGCGGGGTTTGTAAAAAAAAGTAAGGCAGAGCAGGCACCGTAGCGCCTGCCCTGCCTGGAGTTGTTAGGAAAGAACCTCTAACTCGGTGACGATTTGGTTGTCATACCAAGTTGGCTTTGCGCCGTTGCCGTTTTCACGAACAGTGGTGGTCATATAGCCTGAGCAGGTGACGGGAAGTTCGTCAGTGCTGACTAGTAGTTCCTTTAGTCTTGCGACTATCGCTGGGTCATAGATGGTCACTTGGCGTGATGCTATGAAGCGTGAACGGACATTGCCGTCTGGCGTGTATTCAGTTTGTCTTGACTGAACTTGGCCTGTGACGAAATCGCCACGGACTTTGATACCCTTGAGTAGGGCATTGTTGAACTCGAACTTGTTTACTGTAGTCATCTTATTCTCCTTAGGTTATTGTGGGCGAAGCCCCTGTCGCTTGCGACAGGGCTCGCCGTTTCGGTTAGAAGCAGACTGGGCAGTCGGCTTGGTATTTGTTGTAGAGCAGGTGGCAGGACTGGCATATTACCTCCGAGTCAAGGACAGTCATAGACGTTTCTAAGTCCATAAATCTGTCAGATAAGTTAGTGACAGGCTCAAGGAACTCTTGACGCTCAGTTCCTCGGTAGGTTCTGGTAATAGAACCAACCCATTCGTGACCAGATACAGGCAGGTCAGACCGACTCCAGATATGCTGGTATTGTAGGTTGCCCTCATCAACTATCTGATGGGCAATGTAGATGTCTCGACTGTCTTTCAGTTCCATACAGTCTGGACATAGGGTTTCAAGGGCTTGGCACTGATAGCACATATTTTGTATTGAGATGCCGTTGCTTACTTCGTTCATCATTTCCTCTCTGTCTTGCGTCCCGTTGACGCAAAAGCAATTAACTAAAATCGGTAGGCGAAGCAGACAGCGCTTGCGCTGACCTGCTATGTATCGTGTGCTTTGAAGCCGTCCATCTTTTGCCTTTAGGCAAAAGATATAAAGGCTTCAGCGATACATTGAGCCGTTGAGCCGAAGAACCACGTGAACAGAGAAGCGCCCACAATTTTGTCAAATACGATAGCCCAGTTATTTTTTGCTTGCAAAAAATCGCTGGCTGCGACTCATTTGACAAAACGGCGATGCCGATAGGATGTTCCAGCGTCCAGGCAATGATTTCTGGCTGCTAGCCAGTCGTGGCGCTGAACATAGACCTTGAGCCTCAAAGCGATAGGTCTATGGAGGCGACAACGGAGCAGGCGTGGCTTCAGACACGGCGCGTCCGTGGACGCTGATAGCCTAGAAATTATGGCAGTGTCCAGTGTCTCAGCCAGAGGGCGTGGCGCTGTGCGACACGGAGGGAAAGGTAGTTATAGTTTCTATCCTGTGGCACTGGCTTAGTAATCGGCCTGCCGATTCAGATTTTATTATTAGGCTGGACAGAATAGTTATAGGCCAGCCAGCGCGACAGTCAGCCTGTCGGGCAGATAGTCTGTAGACTCAGAACTATCTGAACAGCACTGTAACAGGGCTATCAGATGAGCAGCACTGAGTCTGTTTGACCCTAGACTTATTAAAGGCGGGTTGAACCTATAGTAGTAACTCCATAAAAGATTTTTCCGTACAGAGCCTGTGCCCTGTTCTGTCCTATTTTGTCCTGATTAGACTGTTATCTGTATAACAATTTTGTTATAAACCGTTCGGAATGGCTGTTTGAACGGATTAATAGTATATAGGGGCACAAAGTGCCCACTGGTAGTAGCAAGCCTTGAGGGCTTGCGTTACAGACTGTATCTCTATCTGTATCTGACAGCCTGTATTTACGGATGTAGATGGGACAATTCTGTGACTTTTCAGACTAGCAATAACCCTAGGACAAAGGCTATGGCAGAAGCCAAGGCTAAAGTCTTAGCCCTTGTATCTGAGGGTATGCCTGTACATAGGGCTATGGAGCAGTTGGGCAAAAAGCCAGACACTGTCCGTATCTGGGTATCTAGGGATAAGAAGTTTGCCTCTGACCTAGTGGATGCGAAAGAGAACGCCAAGGACAATTCCCTGAAAGCCTTAGGGGTAGCCCGTGAGGATGTCTCTTTTCCACAGTTCTCTAAAATGTTTTTAGACCAGAAAGTCTTTCCCCATCATCAGGACTGGATTGACCTACTGGAGGGTGTAGAGCCTACTTGGCTCCACCGCAATATGATTTACGAGCCTGGCGATAAACATCGCCTTCTTGTAAACGTGCCACCTGAGCACGCTAAGTCCACCGTGATTACGGTGAATTACGCTACCTACCGCATAGCGTTAGACCCAAATGTTAGAATCATCGTAGTTTCTAAGACTCTTGTCAAAGCACGGGAATTCGTGTACGCAATAAAGCAAAGGTTAAGCCACCCGCGCTGGTTGAAGTTGCAAACAACTTTTGGACCAGAAGGGGGATGGAAAGAAGACTCTGATACCTGGCGTGTTGACACAGTCTATTTGGGAAACGATGCCCGTAATTCATCTGAGAAAGACCCGACAATTCAGGCACTCGGTATGGGGGGTCAAATCTACGGTGCCCGTGCTGACTTAATTATTCTTGATGACTGTATAACTACAGCCAATGCTCACGAACACGAAAAGCAGATTAACTGGCTACAGAAAGAAGTTATTACCCGTCTGGGTAAGAACGGCAAGTTGTTGATAGTAGGAACCCGAATTGCGGCAAACGACTTCTACAAAGAACTCCGCGACCCGAAGCATTGGTCAAGCGGTAAGAGTCCATTTACGTATATGGGTATGCCTGCTGTTTTGGAGTATGCGGATAAACCGAAAGACTGGGTTACGCTTTGGCCTAAGTCGGACGTTGCGTGGGATGGCGATGATGAGACACCTGACGAAGAAGGACTTTTCCCGAAATGGGATGGGCAAACATTAGCAAGACGCAGAGGTGAAGTAACTCCCTCTACCTGGGCACTGGTCTACCAGCAAGAAGACATAACTGAAGATTCTATTTTCCCACCTGAGTTGGTGCAGGGGTCTGTTAACGGTATGCGTAAGAAAGGCCTGTTAAGACTTGGCGCTGCTGGACATCCAACACAAGTTGAAGGTTATACTGTAGTTGGGTTTGACCCCGCTATGGGTGCTGGGCACGCTGCGTTCGTGGCTATGACTTACAACAGGATGGATGGAAAGATTTATATTTTGGATTGCCATAATATGGCGGAGCCAAACCCACAGAAGATTAGGCAGGCAATAGAAGACTTTGTCCAGAAATACAAACCGCAAGAACTCAGAGTTGAAATTAACGCCCACCAAAAAGCCTACGCCCTCGATACAGATTTACAGCAATGGCTGGCAACTTATGGCGTTCGCCTCAATGCTCACTTCACTGGAAAAAACAAATGGGACACAAACTTTGGTGTCGCATCTATGTCAACGCTCTTCGGAACTGTCGTCAATGGTAAACACCAAAAGAACAATATTATCGAACTCCCTTCTACTGAAGGTTCTGAAGGACTTAAGGCTTTAGTACAACAACTACTTACTTGGAAGCCTGAGACTAAAGGTAAGACTGACTGCGTGATGGCTATGTGGTTTGGTGTACTTAGATGTCGTGAGTTTATGCAACAGAATTCTGTAGTCCAAAGGTACGCCCATAACCGTTGGGCTACAAGAGCACAGTCACAAAAACGTTATAGTGTAAATCTTGATGAAATAATTGCCGAGCAATGGCAACAAACTTATGGATAGGAAATAGATGCTGTCAATAGAACAAATCTCAGCACGCGTTGAGAATTTACGCCAACGTGCTGCAGAGCGCGATTCGCGCCAACAAGATGTTCTTGCTGTTCGTAAAGGACAGATTGCAACTGTATATCCAGATTTCTTTCCTGAAGGTGTGGATGCTAATGTCGTTGCCAATTTTATTGATATTGTTGCGAGAGACCTTTCCGAGGTTATGGCACCACTACCAGCAGTTAACTGTAACGCGGCAAATTCGGTTTCTGACCGTGCTCGCAAGTTTGCTGATACACGCACTCGCATTGCCTCTAATTATTTTGCTCACTCAGATTTATCTGTACAAATGTATCAAGGTGCAGACTGGTACCTCACATATGGATTCCTCCCGTTCATAATTGAACTGGATGAAGAAGCAAAACTGCCTCGCATACGCCTAGAAAACCCAATAGGGGCTTACCCTGAGTTTGACCGCTACGGACGTTGCGTTGCTTTTGCAAAACGTTACACGATGACATTGGGCGAACTTGTTTCCTTGTTCCCTGAATTTGAGTATGACTTGCTTGGCAAATTACGCTATGAGCAATCTTTAACTCAACAGGTTGAAATGATTCGCTACTATGACAAAGACCAGTCAGTAGTTTATTTACCAACAAAGAGTAACTTGGTTTTATCCCAGGCTAAAAATCCTTTAGGTAAAATGATGATTGTCTGCGCTCGTAAGCCATCTGTTGATGGTGAGATGCGTGGTCAGTTTGATGACATTATTGGTATTCAGTTGCTTCGCAACCGTTTTGCACTTCTTGCTATGGAGGCTGCAGAGAAATCTGTTCAAGCCCCTATTGTTCTTCCTTCTGACGTTCAAGAACTTATGCTTGGTGGCGATGCGGTTATCCGCACAAACAACCCAGCGGGCGTTCG